GGAACAGAGTTCTTTGCGAGATGGAGAAGACGAGAACCGAGGCAAGGACGAACGCCAATCTCACCAACAGGGCATTGGCAAAACTCACATCGCTCTTGCTTTGAGTTCTCAGATTCCATCAATCGAAGATCGGGTTGAGTGAGTGACCACGGGCAACAACACCACCGAACTTGTACTGGTAGTCGAAGCGAATCGAGACAGTCATCTCGACTTGACGCGAGCGCGGATTCCAGTCGAGTTCCTGCGTCACGTCTCGATGAATACCGAAGACGAGATTGGATGCCGGAGTCATGTAGATGTTGTCCGTTGGAATGTGACGATCCACAGTGATCGGAATGCCGAAGTAAGCGAGTCCAGCAGAACCGCCAACCAGAGTCTGATCTCCGAGCATTGTTGATCGACCGCCAAGCTCACCCATGTACGCAGTCGCAACCTGCGGAGAACAGAAGATCCGCTGATCCGAGATCGTCCGGTACTGGGCAGGCATCGTCTTGTACAACTTGTTGAGAACTGGAACCGCAGTTGTAATCGCAGGCGTGTCCATGTTCTCGCCGATCACATCAGTATCGGTGTTATCAACAAACAACTTTTCAAAGCCTGAGTTGATTCCAAGCCATGCAGTCGTAGCATCTCCATTCCATGCAAGATCGTTCAACTCCTCACCGATTGCCTTGGCAACTACACTGGCAATCTGCGATTCAGCATTCTGACCTGCAATGTTGTCTTCGAGGAACGAGAGCGAAATGTCCTCGGCCCACACGGCCTCAGTGACTTCCAGTGACCTTGCTCCAAACGAGATGGAGTTGGTATCTACCACGTCGATGTTCTCAACACCCGAACGCAACTGACGAGAACCGACACCGATGCGATCAAGACGCGAAGTATGAGAGTTCATCATCTTCGTTTCGATCACAGAGAGAGTCGGTTGATCGCCAACAACGTAGTCGAGAAACGCACTTGCGGTCTCGTCGTTCATCTTGCCCGCCGAACCAATCGACGCGAGATTCACTGCGCGGCTTTCACCGTGAAGCAACTCGTGACGAACTGCGTCGATGTCCTTGAAGATGAAACCCTTGAAGGGGTCGCTGCTCTTCTCGGTTGCGGCAACAAGACCGCTGTTCACTTGAGCCAGTCGGATCTGCTCGTTCATCGCTTCGAGCTTCTGCTCTCCATCAATGAGTCGCTTCTCCAAGTCGGCAACCACTTCATCACCAGGAGAACTGTTGCGCTCTTCCAACGATGCCAATCGCTCCTTGATCGGAGTGATCGTTTCTTCAGTGAAGGTACGGATGTCCGTCTTCACTTCTTCTACTGCTTTGTCGAGTTCCATGAGGAACCTCCTACGACTTCGGCTTCAACTCAGTACGGATACGTTCCATACCAAGCATCGACCTAATTTCGTCTCGAAGTCCCTCGGAATCTGCATCCTCTTCGGATGGAGAAGGATCTTGTGAGATCACCGGCAACTGCATTGATCGCATGATCGCAACCGCTGACGGATTGGAAGGAATCGGTACGAGACTTACCTCGACCAATTCCGTCTTCGTGTACACCGGAACTTCAGAACCATCGACTGCTCGCGTCGAAGTTCCTTCAGGGTCCGGTATGAAACCAACTGAAACACCAGAGAGGAAGCCAGCACGAACAAGATTGCGAGCCATCACTGCTCGATCATGTCCTGCCCACTCTACGCCGATGTCGAATTCTGAATCGGTAGTCTTGAAGTCAACAACGCGACCTAGAACATTCTCCATGTCAGGAGGAGCATTGCCGCCATACGCATCGTGTCCCCACATGAACACAGGGTTCTTGCTGAAGTTCGATGTGTCGATGCCGCGAGGCTCAACAATCGTTCCATGCCGGTCAAGCTCATTCGTTGAAGCGCGGAACCAAGATGTGTTGCTCTCTTCATCATCTGAGTGCGCTCTTGCGATTGAAGTGAATGTCTTATTCATTCTGATTCCTTTCACCGATTGCGAATGTCAATACGCAACGGCAGTTCACTACATTGGCTGCTCCACCTCTTTGATCCAGCGGATACATCATCTCTTTGCCACCAACCTTGAAGAATTCATCTTGAAGAACTGATCTTCGGCTTTCGCCATTCGGACCTTTGATCGCACTAGCCCGATGATCTTCTCTTGTCCGACTGTCTTGCGTTGGAACCCAGGTCTTCACAGTGACGAACTCTGGATTCTCTTCGTCAAACTTCCCAGCGTTGGTGAACTTGCCGAAGTTGAAAGCACGCGCAGATTCAGTCCGCGCAATCGTATCTGCACGAACTCCCTTCCATGAGTTGAACTCCTCGGTCAGTCGAGCTGCAATCTGCGGAATACTCAGAGACTCTTCCATCGCTTTGCCAAGTATTTCACGCACTGCATCCTTAGATACGTCTGTGATCTTCGTGATCTCTTTTGCAGAACTTGATCTTGACCATTCGAGAATCTCATCTGCAATCGTCTCGAACTCAATCAGCATGTCCGCAGAGACAGAAGCGGCACTTGCAGCCTCTTTACTGAACGCCTCGAAGCCAATGCCAAACGTCGCATACGCTTCCTTCTCCAGCATCTCGCGGAACTCTTCAGAGAATCCATCGAGAACATCCTCAAGATCCTGCTGATTCGGTGCGCGTGTCTCTGTCTTCTTCGCACTGCGCTTCACTTCTGCAACAATCGCTTTCTGCATCTTGGAGAAGATCGCTCGAATGCGTCCTTTCATTCTCCGCTCTGCTTCACCTTGTGCAGACAAGAAACGCAAAGCAGCGTTTTCAATTGCCTCATCACTTGGCTCAAGCATTGACGCATCGACCTTATGCTCTCGAAGGGAACGCTCTTCTGCTTCCTCTGTCTCTTCTTCCTCCTCCTCAACCTCTGGAGGCTCGACTGCTGCCGGTGCTTGCATCGAGTTTTCAACAAACGAAGAGGCTTCATTCGGATCTTCAACCACAGAAAAGCCGAGAGGAATCAAGTAAACAGATCCATTCCCACTCTGATCTGGCTGGAAACCAATGCGATCTCGATACTCATCCATCGTTATCGCGCCTGCCTTGAATGCAGTCTCGGCAGAGACACGATCAAATTCCTTGTTGCCAACATCAACAGAGTCAAACTTGAAGCGGTAAAGAGAAGGATCAAGCCCTAGCCTGGGCAGAACCTGATAGCTAATCGGCTCTTCGTAACGCTTCAGTCTCGGACCTAAGCACAACGAGGTGTAGACACGATCTGCTTCTTCTCCATTGGCGCGACTTGAATCCTCTACCAAACCCAACTTCGTTGCAGGTACGTGGAACGCCGAGAGGATCTGATCTCGTGAGACACGGGCGAGATTGAGAAATTCCAAATCCTTAATTTGAGCGGAGAGGGACTGAAACTGAGCACCCTTGCCGAGCACTTGAATTCGGTTTGTCCCCTCATGCACATCCTGCCAACCCTCGGAGATCAACGTCGCTTGATCCCTCGTAAGTTCAGCTTCCGTTGTAAGAATGCCAGTCGGTTGTGCGTGATTCCGCAAGTGACTCGCTGCATATGCTCGCGAATAGGTGTCCATGTCATGCGACATCGCAACAGCACGAATCGGAGAGATGCCGCCATGCGGATCAACAGGATCTGGATAACGGAACATCACAACATCATCCGCTGGAATGACACGCTTAGAAGCACCGGATGTCTTCAGCTCCCAACCAATAACCTTCGTTCTCGTCTTGTTGTAAACCGCTTTGTCTACCCAGTCTGGATTCAGACTCTGTATTCCAATGACCTCACCACCCCCATTAGGATTGGTTGTAATGAGATGCCAAAATGCGCGGCCTGCCAAGTCAAGATGAATCTGTGTCAGCTCAATCAGATCACCCCATGTCTGAGTCTCTGATGGTCGCTTCAACACTTGCGGAATGGTCGAGTCCTGTATTGGCTCCCAGTCCTCCTCCAGTCCCGCTCGCTTGTCCCAAATCTTCCATGTGGACGTTCGTACATCCTGACTGATCGTTGACACACAGGCGTAAACCCAGCCTGAATATGTCTTCAACGCATCCGTATCTGTCTTGATCGGATCTGTGTCATACGCTTCGTGACCCAGCAATCGAGCCAACGAATAAGTAGAACTCGCATTAGGCTCCGGCACCTGCAAGCCTCGCTTTACGATTTCACTGATCTTCATAGGAATATCTGAGCCCCACGGTCTTGCGTAAGTTCAGTCGAAGCCCAGATGAACGCATCCGCAGAATCAGGTGAACCGTCTGACTCGTAGCCTTGTGGCGTAAACGAAGAGAGTTGAGACTCAAGCTCATCCATACCCTTCATCGTGTGCGCTTTGCCTTGCTCGAACATCGCGAGAATCGGCTCTGCTCGCACATGCTTGCCCCGTGTCGCGTGAACCAACTTGATTGGTACGTCTGCATCCAGACTGCGAATCGTGTGCTCTACCATCGCTCCACCTTGATTTTTTTCCGCAACAATTAGGTCTGCCTGGAACTCGTGAAAAGCATCCACTACCTTTTTTGCCCACCCGGCAGGGCCAAGACGGCACGAACGATCCGCTAACGCATATAGATGACCATCCTTGCCGCGTGACGTAACAACGATGCCAGTCTTGTCTGCGTTCTCACCTGTACTGATTGCCGGATCAACGCCAACAACTATTCGTTGGGGATCATCAGCTTCTTCTACTCTAAGCGAGATGAGCTGATCTAGAGAGAGAATCGCTCCCTCCACATCTTCAAGCACCTCCGCATAGATCTCTTGTCTACCCATGCGCGTGCCATCGTACTTTTTCAAAATCGCATCAAGAAACTGAGGCGCAAGATTCGCCTTGTTGTCATACGTCGAGCCGCGTGTCACCACAGTCGATGTATTCTCAACCAAGTTCTTGATCAACCGCGTAGGACGTGGCGTAGTCGTAATCATTGCTCTCGGATTCACTCCGATACGCAACGCAAACATTGCCATGTCCCAAGTCTCACTGTGCGTCCAGGCAGCCAACTCATCCGCCAACATCAAATCGCAATTCACTCCGCGTAACCGATCCGGTTCCTCCGCAGAATAAAGAGACACCACTGCACCATTGTCCCACGTCAACCGACGCTTCGATGGTTCGTAAAGTGGACGATTCCATGGTGGACACACATTCAGAAAACCAGACGGACCATCAACAATCGTGTCTCGACAATCCGCAGAAGTCGGCGCGATCACAATCGCTCTGCTCGAACTTCCATCCTCAATCTGACTGCGGACCCATTCCACTCCGGCCCGCGTCTTGCCAAATCCTCTGCCCGCCAACACCAACCAATATCGATGATCACCATCTGGCTCAATCTGATTCGGACGCGCCCAAACATCCCACCTGTAACGAGCCTGTGCCTGAACGGCCTCAGAAGCCTCTGCAAGAGACGATCTGAACTCCTCGCTCTCAGCCATCGACTGCAATCTACTTGTCCTTCTTAGAGCGACTCAGAAGCTCGTCCAACTCTTCCACCGCTTTCTTCATCTCGTGATTCAAATCGACATCACCACCAATCTCGTGCTTGGAAACCTCCGGCCAAACCCGCTTGATGTAATGGCTGAAATCTTCCTTATTTTTCTGTTTCAACAAACGATCAACATACAATTTCGCGAGCAACTCACGTTTGATGATCCCCATCTTGCTGATCTCTTCGTCCAACGCAGTCTCAACCAACTCCTGAAAGCTCCGCTTCTTAGGCCGACCATTCGGATTGCCCGATTGACCCTTCTTCCACATCTGCTTTCTGAAGCCTTCAGGCAGTTCTGATTTCGCCAATTTTCTATTACCCCACACCCTGTCGTGCTTTACGCTTGTAAAAACACGGTCAGTTTGCGTTAAATCCTGGATGCGTCAAGGCTGGGATAAAAGGGTTGCTTGGATGCTCTTTAGCACCCTCACTTCAAGCGGGGGTCCTCGATGAGAGCGAGCCTGTGGCGCTCCTCAGGATCTCACGAGACGCTAACTCGGCAATCAGTCACCAGCGTCAAGGCATAGGCTCGAACGCCTCACGAGTGATTCTAGGACGCTTCGCACCTACATCTGCGAGGGCGAGCCTACGAGCCTAGGCGCGTCCGGGGTGGTGGGGCCACGATAGTGGGCAAGCTGGTTTGGGAGTGCGCGTGGATAGGGGCTGCGCTCATCCCGCAAGCCCCAACACCCCCGCGAGCCTATCGCTCAAATTAAATCACGATTAGGCTGCCGATTCGCTGGCGTTCTACCGATTAACCGTTAAAGTGTTGTCTCCACCGTCACGCCATATAGGCGCGACTCACTCAAGAGAATAGGGGACAGAATGTCACGAGAGACTTTCAACATCAAACGGATGCTCGCTGCCACGATTCAGGCGAACATTGAAGACAACAATTCAGACCTAGACCGTGTCTGGTCAGAGTCTGACATCGAGTACGAGAACGGAGAGTCTAGAATTAGGGATGAGAAGAACGTCTGTGAAAGGATTTCACAATGAATGACCCAAACTATGTGCTTCTCTTTGCCGCTGTATTCTCACTCGTATTCCCGATTGCGTTCGTTGAATACGCCGAGCGTCACCCTAACCCCAAGGGCGATATGGAGAAGCTCAAGCGCGCTGCCGCTAAGTTCTTCAAGAGGTCTTCACAATGAGCCTGGATTACGCCCACCACAACCTACAAACCAAACGAGTTAGCGTTCGGGAATCTGGGCAAGAGGGCGGCGCTCGTCGCGTCACCATTAACGCCGATTGGGTCATCATGCGAGACGCGCGACCCAATGTAAGCGCCGCAGGTTGGAAGCGTAGCCGCACCGCATCGGCATCGGGTGGTGCTAAGCGCAGTGTCCACGCCGATATCAGAGGGCAGCTCATCGCATACGAGGGCGGCTCATGCCATGCGCCCTCTAACCCTGGTTCTTCTCGCGTCATCACCTACAACCCCAATCGTTTCGAGCCTGGTTCGGTACCTGTGTTCCACTACCAAGACAATGGCGAGGAGTGGACAGGCTCAAGCGCCCTGCTCATCACAGGCGGCTACGCCTACGAGCTGAACAAGTAGCCTGCCCCAACCTATAACGCGCGCCCTAATCGGCGCGCGTTTTGTGGTTTGTGCAAGCGCCATCACCCTAACGAGAGGAAAAACAATGCAAGAGGCTAGAGTTACCATGGACACGCTACTCGCGAACGTGGGCGGACTGTCCGCCCCCGCAAAGATGCCATGCAATGGTTGGAGCATACCAGCCACTACATGCAAGCTTGGTTCGCTCTTGCGACCGATTGAAGGCACGACCTGCTCAGTCTGTTACGCCATGGGGGGCAGTTATTGCTTTCCCTGTGTTGTCGCGGCGATGGAGCGCCGCTTTGATATCGTCCGCGACATGTCGCCGCTTGATAGGCTCCAATTCGTGGCATCGATGTCTGAACTACTGACCCGAAAGGCTATCAATACTCGCAAGCGCATCGAATCGGGCAAGAGCATCGGGCAAGACGCTCGCTACTTCCGATGGTTCGATAGTGGCGACCTACAATCTGTCGACATGCTCGCAATGATTTGCGAAATTGCCGAACAAGCGCCTAGCGTGACTTTTTGGCTTCCAACACGCGAGTCTGCGACTGTCCGGCAATTCTTGGATGATGGCGGCATCATCCCCACAAACCTTTGCATACGCCTATCGATTATCCGTATGGATGACGGCGTGCCGGAAGCCTATCAAACGCTCATGCGCCGCTCGCATCAAATAGCGTACTCCGCTGTGCACACTACGCCATGGCCGGAATTTGGCGGTACCTGCATTGCTTACACTCAAGACGGTGAATGTCGCGACTGCCGCGCATGCTTCACGCCATCGGTCGCGGGGGTCAGCTATCCGAAACACAGCTAGTCTGGAAATCGACGAAAAAGCCCCTAATCCTAATCCGATTAGGGGCTTTTTTCGTTATTGGCACGTATTAGAATGAACACGAACGCCTAGAGAACGCCTAG